TTGGTCAATGTAGACTGTGCGATCTTAGTATCTGATTGAATAATAAAATCTGCGGAGTCAATCCCATCGCCATCTCCGATGCTTGAATTTTGTATCGTCAGTTTACCTACTTTGAGGTTATTCAAGACAATGCCTTCGTCATACGCCTTCAAGTTCTTGATGTGCAACTTCCCTATCTGTGCATTAGCACCTGCTGTTTCAATTATTATTCGGTCATAATCAGAACCTGTAATCGCAGGTAAGTCTATTGCACCACGAGTAGAAGCAAGTGTTATATCTGCTATCCCATTGGTTAGTGTTGGAGAAAAAGAGTTACCGTCTGCTTTGTTATCTTTGACAACTAACTCATAGATCTCACTAGAGCCTAACACAAAGTCAGGTGCAGTAAGATTATCTATCAGTAATTCATCTACCTCTATCCAATGAGCACCTGTTGCGAATATCTTTAGTGAGTCGGTAATAGTTGTACTACCTACGTTGATGTCATCAATAATAATTGACTCTATCCTAGCACCACCTATATTCAAATCAAGAGTTTGAGTCATCTCAGAACCTTGATTACCTACTGGGACGTTAGTTGTGTTTTCGTTCATATCGTATGTCGCAGACTGTGGAAATACTGGTGCTTGATTTACTCCTGCAATAGCAAAATAAATAGAACCAACTATTATCAAACCTGCTAAAGACAATGATATGCCCATAATTTTTCTGAAGTTATCTCCTAAACCTAACTTCGTAGAAATGCGTGGCACAGCCATCTGCAATACTGGAAGACTGAGTTTCGCTCTAATTTTCGGTATGTATATTTTAGGAAACCGAAATGTTCGTGACTTGAATGTTATCTTCATTAGTCATCTCCTTTTTTCTTGTCAGTTACCTCAGCAGCATATGCCCTGAGTATTTCTGAAAGTCCACCAGCTACAGGCAGCGACAAAACTGCCAAAGCTGTCAATAATCCCTCGATAGAATCTAAGGTTTCAGGATTATTTGATGCACTCCAGACTATTCTAGCAGCAAGGAATAACCACACTACTACAATTGGGAAAAATATTAAGAATGTTATTAACTGTGTACCAGTTAGATTTACATTCCCATCTTTCTCCCTCTTCTCTGACTTAGGATTTTCTTTATTGTCTACCATTCTACCACTTAACCTTGTGTGACCAATACCTAGCACTCAACTTACTTGGGTTAGGATCTTGTGCATTGTGTCTTGCGTAATATGATTTTCTTCTTGCTTTATCTTTAGCTGATTTAGGATTTTTACCTGCACCTCTAACCCCCTGTTGTCCAAATCGGATAGTCTTTACTTTACCTCCTGACTTTGCAACAACGACATGAGATTTCGTTGGATGTCCAGGTGTACGTTTAGGTTTATTAAATCCTGATACACCTGCTCTTTTTAGTCTTGGATCTCTTTCCCTAGCCATTACGCTCTCCTCACGCCTCTTGCTATTTTTCTTGAATACTTTGCCCTACTACCTACACCACCAGCTTTCCTTTTCTTTCTGTTAGTTGCGGCTTTCTGACCAGGGGTAAGACTAGCACGAACACTAGCAGGTAAATACCTACCACGTTTACTCTTAGGCTTTTTCTTGTCCCCAGGTGAAACATAATCCCACTTTTGTCTGGTCCAATTAGCCAAAGATTTTTGACGTTTAGTTCTAGCCATTACTTACGTTTACCCCTTCTTAGTTTTCTGAAGTCAGCAGCAGTAATTTTATTTCTTGGTGATGCTACTCTAGCAATTTTCATTTGCCTTTTTGAGTAGCCTTTTCTTCCTTTTGGCATTAGTTTCTGTACCCTCCACCAGCAGCTTTGTATTGTTTAGCCAACATCTGAGCTTTACGAGCAGACCATTGTCCTCTCGCACCACCTTTGCTGCCAGCTTTTATTCTTTGAAACATTCGTTTCCTCATAGCAGGTTTGGTATAGTTACCTGCTTGATTCACTGTTGATTTTCTTTTCTTTTTAGTAGCCATTGAATTTTCCTACAAATAATAATGTGATTAGCATTCCTATAAACAATATAAAACTAAACACTTTGATACTTATTACTTTCCCACTTTCCTCATCGCAGATTTATGTGATTGAGTGAAGGTTCTACCTCTATTCATAGCCTTTACCATTTCTCTGAGATGTTTGGAAGTGTGATGCTTACCATGTCTTTTCATGGAAGCTTGTTGTCTTTTTGTTAAAGAATCTATGTTAACATTCTTAACTTTCATTTTAGTACCTTGATCGTCTTCTTGCTTTAGTCTTTGGTTTAGACTTCATTCCCATTCCCTTTTTTTTCATTCCACTATTTTTTTTCTTTTTCTTTGTTGTGTGATAAGGCATTATCTACTCCTTGGTGTTTTAATTTTATGTTTTATAGTTTTCATAACTCTTTTTTTAGCTCTTTTCACTACATCATCATAGGCTTTATACTTTTTTGCCATCTTTTTCCTCCTTCACCAACTTAGCTCTAGCTTCTATTTGCTTAGGCAAATCCAAAGGTTCTATTTCTTTCTTCTCCTCTGATTGTACAGCACTTGCTCGACTTCGCAAATTGTCAAGTATTGCTGCAGCTGGTGCTATTTGTGCGTTTATTAGTACATTCTGCGACCATCTATCTCTAGCAGGACCACGTTCTAATAACCAAGCTTTTGCTCTCCAGTCATCAGAGTCTTTTACATTTGCCACCAATCCTTCTTCTGCAAATGCCATTGCTTTTTCTATGTCTTCTGCAAAAGAAACAAAAGGTTCTGTTGCTTCTTTAGTTGGATGTTCTCCCTTACCTATCTGTATCCATTCATGAACAGTCCTAGGTGCAAGACCAGCAGCTTTGGCTGCAGTAGGTATCCAGTTTCCATTAGATACAGAACGCACTATTGCATTGTGTACATTTTTTTTAAGTTTGAATGAAGTATTATATTTCGGTGACATTACTTCTTGCCTTTTTTATTTGTTTCTTCGTTTTTTATTCTAGCCATAGCAGCAATCTTAAGTGGTTTGATTATCTCTGGGTATTCAGTCATAACTACCTCTAAGTCTGCCATTGTTATTTGTATATTATCGGCTTGTTCTTTCGCCTCTACCATCTTTGATCTCCTTCATAGTTTCTTCTAATGATAACTCATCTAATCCTAATAGTCTACGAAGCGTGTTAAGTGGTCCTAGTACATTCATTATCTCTGGTTGACTAGAACCTGGTGACAAAGTTTTTCTTCTATTCTCTAGTGTTTGTAAATAAGATTGTGCTTGATGAGTATCAACATTAGTAGTATCAAAATCCTCAGCTTCTGTTAGTTCTGCCATAATATCTGACCAAGTTTGCAATTCTTTTACTCTGTTCTCTGCTTGTAACTCGTATGACTGCCTAATAAATAAACACTCATCTAGGTCTACTTCTAAATCCATCAAACCAAACTGATCATCTGATTCTAAATTTTTGAGTTTATGTTTTATTCTTTTAATTTTTATTTCATTTCTTCGGTGTCCAAAAGATAACCTTATAAGTTCTTCGTAGTGAGTTGACTGTTCTCTTACAGCTTGCCAATACTTACTTGCATTTGTAGGAAAAGAAGCATCATTCAGTACACTAAACCTAGCTTCAGTTGGTGTTCTCCAATACTGTCGCTTGACTAAACCTTCGTCTAACTGTGGTTGTAGTTTTGCTAACTGTTGTTGCCTATTTTTTTTTACTAATGGGTGTACCTTACTTATTTTTGCTAGTTCGTTCATGATGGAAGTGTTTCCTTACTAGGTTTTATTCTTTCGTCATCTTCCCAACTTGCAAGAAGATTATCCATAAAACTATCATAACTTGTTTGTGCTTGTGCCTGGGTTATTGTTGTAAGGCTATTCCTATTCATCCATGCTACTCCTGCTGCAGTATCTTCTATAACAATTATATTCTGATACTGTTTAGGATTTAAATTATTATCTTCTCTGTCAGCATGAGTGACAAAACCTTCTGATATTAAACCTTCTGCATATAACATAATTAACTCGCTTGAAAATGTGTTGCTACTAACGCTGCTCCACTACCACCAGAACTATCTCTTTCGTACCCACCAACTATAAACCCTGTTCTTGCAGAACCAACGTGGCAACCATGACTGTGTAACCCTACATTTTTAGGAATATTAGTATCTGACGACCAATTAGTTCCATCGAATGTTTCTGTTGATGCTAGAGTAACATAACTACTACCATGAGCACTCGTACCACCTTGTGTCCATGCCCTTGTAGATGTACCAAAACCTGAGTTGTATCTTCTTGCAGTACCCATGTCATTACCAGCTGACCATGTAGTACCATTCCAAATTTGTGTTTTATCAGTATGAGCTGGACCACTTATGTTCCCACCAAAAATTAACCCTGCTGATTGTGTTCCTGCACCACCAGCATTACCCTCAATACCTGTATCTAAATCATTAGTTCCACTATGAGCTGTCCATGCAGTACCATTGTACTGTTCTGAATTTGTAATAAATGTTGCTGCATCTCCACCAAACTTCTTACCACCACACCATACAGCTGCTGTCTGTGTTCCAAATACTGTAGGACCATAAGATCCTACTACCATGTTTCCACCACCAGAAAAAGACGTGCCATTATACTCTTCTGTTGTTTGTGATTCATCTCCACTAATATAACCACCACAATCTAATGCAGCAGTTTGTGTGCCACAACCACCTGAAGAATCTCTAGCACTTGATAGATCTCCACCTGCCCCCCATGAACTACCATTCCATTCTTGGCTAGCATCTAATTGAGAACTACCATCACTTCCTCCCATTACCAATGATGCAGATGTAGTACCTGCAGATGTCATCTGTTGGGTTGCAGTAGCAATAGAAGTAGCAGTACCCCAAGTCAATGCAGAGTAACCAGCAAAAGTAATTCCATTAATGCTTTCAATATTAGCATCTGTTTTACCATTTACTTTTTCAATGCTAGTTACTGCTATTGTATTTAATTTCTCTACTGACATATTATGCGTGTTCTATAACATCTAATGATGGACTAAAATAAATCATGTCGTCAGTTGCAGCTATGCCTACTTTTTGAATAAAGTGACCATCTGTGCTTGACGCTGATTGTGTAAAGTTTCCTTCTGTTCCATGATCTGCAAATACAGCACCACCAACTGTAGAAAAACTAAACTGTGAATCATCTCTATAAAATCCCTGCAACAATACTTTTATATTCGCATCACTTCCTGAAGAGTTTGCTTCTAGTGCAATACCAACAGCAGGCATATCTGCTTCAGCATCTGCGTGTGCTTGATCTAAATCTCCATCTGCATCAATATGTACTAACTCTCCAATAGCAACACCAGTTTTTGCTCTCATTGTTGCAATAACCCCAATACCTTTTTGGTTACCTAAAGCATCATCTGCTGCTGAATTAGCAGGTGCAATAACCAAACCTTGATGGTCACCTGTACCAGAAGAACTTACAGCACCTGTAACTTGTACCCCAGATGAAGTAATATTAACTATCTGACTATTATCTGCATCAAAATGTATTTCATTGGCAGTTTCAAAATCTATTTTAGTTTGTGCATCTTCACCTATTACTATGTCTTCTGCTAATAAAGAAGTGATTCCTGTTATTGCTCCAGTAGCTGATACTATATCAGTACCATTTATTGCAACTGTTTTCCCAGAAGCTATATCAATTCCACCATCATCAATAGTTAAAATATCAGTACCATCAATATCAAATACCATCTTCCCATGGTTTGCTGTACCTGAAGCAGTTGCAGTAGAAAAGTGTACTTCTTCTGCTGTTTTATTACTACTTCCATTTAATACTTGTATTGTTAGTGACTCAGTAGCACTTGTTCCCATTTTAAGAGAAACGTCTGCATTGTTAGCATCTTCATATATAGTTAGATCTCCACCTGTCAAAGCAGTTATTGCCTGGGAAGCATCAACGCTTAATACAGAAGAGGAAGCAGTCAAACCTGTACCTGCAAATAATGTTGCTAGGTTTGCTATAGTTGTAAGTTGTTCTGTAGATCCATCAGAATCTAACGTTGCTAATGAATCACCATTTGCTGGAGTAACTCCAGATAATTCTGATAAATCTAAAGTAAGTGTTACATCTCCTGAAGAACCACCACCTGACAAACCTACACCTGCAGTAACACTTGTTATGTCACCTGCTCCAACATAGGTGGTTATATCTGAAGCAGGGATTGTTTTCATTGTCCCTCCATCATTGACAACAAAGCCATCAGTATCTGCTATTGTGATTGATCCACCTACAGATGTATCACCATCCAACAAGTTTAGTTCTGATGCTGTAGCAGTAACTCCATCAAGAATATTTAATTCTGCTGCTGTAGATGAAACAGCTGTACTACCTAGAACTAACTGCCCATCAGGCACAACTATTCTAGCTGCACCACTAAGGATAAGGTCATCTGCTGACGCATCCCATGTCATATTAGCAGAAGCAGTTTCCCCATAAAAAATTACATCAAATCCTTCATCATCTTCACCAACAGTTAAAGTATCTGTTAGTGTTAGTTTAGACACGTTTATACTATCTCCTGCTTTCAACCAGCGTACACTATCACCGAATGTAATTTTTACATCCATTGGTATTCGTGCTGCAGTTGAAGTACTTATACTCCATTTACCATTTGCATTTGTAGTTGTTGAAGCTTCTGCTGTAGTAGTTGCATTGTCTGCACTTACATAACCTTGTACTGTTGCACCAGAAACTGGGTTTCCTGAAGAGTCAAATACAAACCCTGTTAACGTCATTGCCATAATTTATCTTCCAGCTCTCGATCTATCTATACCAGCTAGAGCATCACCTACTATTCTTCTTGCATCATCTATCAAATCATCTTCATCAATGAATATAAGATTGATGCCTTCTGCTGCCAGAAATGCTCTTGTCAATATGTCAGACTGTCTTACAGCTGCTCCTTTCTCGTAGTGATAATACACTCCTTGAACATTTATTGCTATATTCGG